ACTGTATCTCCTATGGTATCATAAAGTTCAACAACTGATTCTCTGTTCCAGGGAATCAATCCTTTCTCAATGTCTTTTTTCAGGGTAGCATACGCTGAAAAATAACAAGAGTCTGTGTCACCGTAGATTACTGCTCGACCGATGTGGTCATACTCTCCGGTGATAATTTCATTAACTTTTGATGCCATGTGTTTGGCAATTTGTCGACCAGTTAGGGTAGTTGATTGTCCAATTCTGTTATCAAAGAATCTACATCCTGGATTTAAAATCGCACCATATAGACTGTTTAACAGAATCTTCTTGACTAACTGTCGCTTGTCCCAGTATTCTTCCTCAATCTTGTTGCCAGCTTGGATACATTCTCTCAGCTTGGCCTGCATTTCTTTACGTTCTTTGTACCAACGAGCCAGCAATCCTGAAATCACTCCCTCTGTTTCATACGTGAAGATAGTGCCATTAGCTGAGATCATCCAAGGTTGATTGCTGTCGAATATAAGATCATAGGCCTGCGCCGCACTTAGGGTATCTGAACCACCACCTTCCCAGTCGATGTTGATTTCTCTACCTACTTCTTTGTTCATAACTGCGGAATATTCAAGACTACCAAATATACCTTCCCAAGCCGATGCAAATGATTTTCCTTTAGCCATTTCTGCTGCAATAAAATCCTTGGTTCCATCCTGTCGCAACTGACCTACGATGGTTTCCGGACCCATGTTCAACGCACGAATCGCTGAAGGATACAGTGAGTTAATATCCAGCGAACCAATCCACTCATGTATACCTTTCTTTGGATATGCAACGTAAGCACCAGCAGCCTGTGTGTCTCCGTGCTCTTCCATCTTTTTACGATTAGGAACTATCATACCTCTGCGGTGAGCTTCGTTGATAATAGCTTGTTCAGTCACAGCCACTGCACCCATAGTGGTTGCTAACAACACTGTGTTTTCGTGTGCAATTGTATTAGCCAAATCGATGAATTTCAGTTTCTTATCTAGATCATCCAACAGTTTACAGTCATTGATGTTGTATTCAATGAATGTTTTAAAATCGTTGTTGTACAATTGATCTAGTGTGCCTTCGTATTGGGTCTTTCTTTGACCTAGTTCATATTCAGCAATGGCATCTAATCGATATGTATGGCGTTCTTCATAAGTGTACTTGCGATACAGCTCAAGACTGTCTATATGCACACGACCGATGAAGTCATATGTGGTGGCAGTTTTACCGAACTTTTCATATTCGCGTTTCTTAGGCAAACAGTTCCATAGGCAAAATCGTTTGGTATCTTCTTTGCTGAGAACCTTAGTAACACGATTAACGGTATACGGAATATCAAAGCCTTCTGAATTCCAGCCACTCAGCACATCCGCCTCTTGTATTAGATCCAAGAAAGTATTCAACATGTCCGCTTCGTTGTCAAACAACATGACATTTTTAAAGTCTGCTACTTGTCGTTGCGCTTCTTCCATGCTGATTGTTTTAGGGGGAATAGCCAAACACACCATGGTCTCCATCCATTGTAGATACACAGCAATGGCGGTGATTGGCATGAACGCATCATCTGGTGAAGCATAGCCACGTTCTGGATCAAAGTCTACCTCAATGTCGAAAAATGCTACATTTAGCTTTGGAGCATCTTGATTGAGATAATGGTCTTCAAGACATCTATAGATAGGATTGATGTCTGACTCGTAGAGTCTTTTGTTTGAATGTATAGCAAGTTCTTTGCGATGTTCTTTAACATTCTTTGAACTTACCCGACTAAGGGGTTCACCTTTGATAGATTGGAACTTGCCTTTGGGATCGTTGTAATAGAATATATGTCTGGCAGGATAGTCTTTGAAATGCCTCTGCCCTTTGTCGTCACGTTCAACGACACGGATAGTATCATTGTCGCGATCGTAGTATGCGTCCACGAAACTCATTTTTTTCTCCTATGCAATTTTAGGCTTGCAAATACCAATATGCGGTTTATGGCCCGCCTGCCTTCTCACATTATTTAATTAATTAGCATTCTTGCTAGGCCAAACGTATCAATTGCGGTTAGCAAGATATAGTTAGCCAGCATGCCAAACGATTTCCGAGTATAAGCAGCCCAAGCATACATGGCACAGCCAGCAATCCAAATAGGATACAGCACAAGTAAAGGCGGATTGGGAACTGTAAGCGCCATAGTGATTGAGCAGCCAATACTAATAGCCCAAGCGAGTAACTCAATAAAAAACCGTAAGGGATGAGAATTCCAATCATCCCTAATCCAATCAAACGTAGGTTTTAATAGTTCATTCATTCAGGCAGTTTTTTTGTTACGCCGAGGATCATTTCGATCTCGTTCCATTCAGCTTCGTGATCTTTCCAATTGTCTTTGTGTGCAATGCGGATTGCCTTGTTGATCCAACTGGGTTTGATCTGTAATTCTTCTGCAACGGCATTCACAGTTTCTTTGAGACCCTCTTGCAGGTCTTCGACTTCTCGTAGAACATTTGATCCTTCATTGATCAATCTTTCCAATTTGGCTTTTTCTTCTGGCCCGTACATTTTTGTCATTTGTTCTCTCCTATATGACTATTATATAGTCATAAAAAAAGCCAGTCAACCTATGACTGGCTTTTGTTTACCAAACTAAAAATTATTTTTGGTCTTCTGATAGTACATCGTACATTTCAAATACACCGCCGTTGCGTTCGTATACTAGACCTGCGTATAGATCAGCTTTCATACCTTCGCCTAGTTTGTTCTTGGCCACACGCTCGGCCCAGGTAAACAGAGCTTTGTCTACAGGATCAATCTGTTGTTGACCACCACTTTCTTGTACCAACTGTACCATTTGTTTGAAAGATAGAGTAGTTTCTACACTTTCTTTCACTGGACGCTTCTTGCCCTTAGGCATCATTGCGCTTTCTGTTTTCTTACCAAAGTATTTGGCCTGCTTGTCGCTCATACCTTTCTTGCCAACTGGCTTATCATCGCCTTTGTCAGCAGCAGCTTTTTTCATTGGCTCTTTCTTGTCACCGTCTTTGTCGACATCTAAGAAATCTGGCTTAGAACCTTCTGCCATCTTTTCTTTCTTAGCCATCTTCTTTTTCTTGTCAGCGTCGTCTTTCTTAGCTTCAACCATCTTCATGAACTTAGATTTAAATTCTGGCTCAACGCTTTCTTTCTTGGCTTTTTTCTTTGGCTTGTCATCTTCGTCGTCAGCATCTACTTCAGCCTTGCTTCCGCCGTAGTTCTTGCCTGCATGATGTTTGATACCTGTAGCAGTCTTTTCTATGGTGCCACCTGTCGCACTAGGCTTTTTATCGCCTACTTTCATTTCTTCCTTAACGTCCTCTTCAGCTTTCTTTTTAGCTTCAGCAACATAAGTAGTACGACCGCTTAGAACACGCAGTTGTGCGTCTTCATTTAGCTGCACAGATTTGGGTAGTTCTGGTGCTTTTGGAGTATCGATTTTTCCGTCGATGCTTTCTATTTTACTGATTAACGATTTAAAGTCCATTGTAGTGTTCCTTGGCTGGTATTTGTATTTATCTCTTTATGGTATTACCTTCACCGAACAAGCTGGTCTTCATATCCAGTGCATTATCCGTGGGTTTTACCTTTTTAGGCTTGGGTTGAGGAGGTGCTTTAGTACCGCTTGGGCCTCCGGGTTTTCCTGTATAGCTCTGTTTACCACGAGCTTTTCCAGGGCTGAGATGCGGATTAACCACAGTGGCAATACTCCCTGATGAAGTAGCGCCTGCTGTAGCTGATTCTAAAATATCTCTTATTTTCATGATATACTATTTATTCTTTTTAGCACGACCGGCTTTCATGTTAGCTAACCAATGTGCCATGCGAGCTTTTTCACCTGATGAATTTTTAGCAGTTTTTCTTAGGCTGCTAACACTGGCTTTGGTATTGACTCCACTGCGTTTAGCAAGTCCTTTACGACCAGGCTTTTTACCATCTGCAAAGTTTTCACCAACGCCTCCACCGCCGTCTCCAGCACCACTATCTCCGCTGTAACCAGTAGCATATCCGTATCCGCCATAAGGCCCCGGCCCGTAAGCAGCCCATCGAGGCTTACGCTTGCGGCGTTTTTCTACAACAAATTCACTTGCTCTCATCTAAATTTCCTGGAGGACAACAGAACCTAGGATCACACCAATCATATTGTGGATCAATGTCTTGTCCGATGTAACCAGCATAGGCTAGGCTCATGCTGATGCCATAAATGGCCAAACCTGTGATAAATTTATTACACAGGGCTGTAAGGGTTTTTTGGAGTGTCATAACCGTCGTCCTCTGGATATACTGGGTAATTGTTTGGATTCATACTGAAAAGCTACTGCCGCAGCCGCAGGTTGATTGTGCATTGGGGTTAGTAATAACAAACTGACTGCCCATTGCTTCTTCTTTGTAATCAATAACAGCACCTTGTAGATACTGCATACTCATTGCATCGACAAACACATTGTATTGTTCGTTGATAGGAAATTCAAAATCGTCTTCGTTCTTTGTTTCGTCGAAGGTAAAGCCATAGCTAAAACCACTGCACCCGCCACCTTGTACAAATGTGCGTAATGCCAGCTTGGGATTATTCTCTTCTAGCAATAGATCCATTATTTTAGATTTTGCTGATTCTGTTATCTCGACCATTTTTACTTTCCTACAGGTTTTTCACCAGTTAAGTATGGTTTACTAAACCACAGTTGAAACCATTCATCAGTGCCTGGTTTAATATTATGTTTTTTCATAAGTTCACCTTTTTCATTTCCGGTAATACTTATGTTGCTGCCACCATACGGCTGATAGCCTCGAAATTCGTTAATACCTGCAAGTTTTTTAATTTCGTCTAATTCGTCCATGATATTTTTTATTTTGAATTAGAATCTTGCTTTTTAGGATATCCGTGTTTGATATCTAGTGTATACCCAGACAACCCTTGTTTATCTAATACACCACTGATAAACTTTTCTGCTTCCCTAGCATTATCAAATTTATCACCGAGATTATATTTTCTTACTTCACCGTCTATCATAACGTAAGCAACAGTAATAGGCTTAACTGGTTCTTCAGCTGCCTGAGCCGGGCTACCTAAAAGATTAGCAGCGGCTAATGCTGCACCCGCAGCTTTGCTTTTCCATCCTTCTTCTATATCTTCCATCGGGACTGACTGTTTTTTATGTTTGACATCACCCTGTTTCTCAGCCCGTTTTTTATCTTTGTGTGCGCCAGCACCTGCGGTCTTTTGATTCTTGGCTACAAAATTTCTTGGTTTACTAGGCGGTATAAAGTCTTTGGCTCTCATACAGTGATACCTCTTGACCTAATACCACCTTTGCTTTTTATTTTACCTAGTTCTTCTAGAGCGTGGCGAATCTGTTCCATGTTCATTTTTAGTTCATCGAACTGGCGAGCCATAATCTGCCACTCTCCTGGGCTGGCGTTTTCTGCACGAGCCGCTAGGTCTTTCAATTGACCAGCAGCACGTAGCATGCGATATTTTAATTTAGCAGGGTTAGCTTTGTCGTGACTGTGGATCATTGGATCCATTGGATCTGCTGGATCCATTTCAATAGGTGCCTCTGAAACACCGTTGTTGAGTCTTCTTTCTAATTCTTTTTTAGCATCGTCAACGCTGATCATAGGACGAGGATGTTTGCCGTCTGCAACTTTTTTTAGATATTCTGTACTAAAACCTATTTTTTGTTGACCTGAATCTTTCTCAGTGTCGCTGGCTCTATCTTGTTGAGTGTCTTGTTGAGTTGCAATAGGTTTACCTGTAAATCTGTTAATGCTTGGGTCGGCTCCCGGTATTACTCTAGCATTTGCACCAGCTGCACCGAATGCCAATGATCCAGCTAATGCGGCAGCTCCTAATTTATCTTTCCAACCTTCGTCGACATTTTCGGAAATGCCCATGCCTTTGCGTACCGCAGCAAACAAAGGTTTGGCAAGTTCCCCGGCTCCTGTGGCTTCTTGAAATCCTTCGAAATCATTATTCGCAGCGGCTGCTCTTGCACCGCTGGCACTAACACCTGCTACACCTTCGGCTCCGTCTTCACGGTCTCCACTGCTGGCAAAATCAATAACATCAAATTTATAGAACCCGTGCGCCTTGCCTTCTACACCGTTATACTGTGTGAGAAGATTTTTCATATCTTCTAGTCGATCTGATCCTGCTACAAATGTCACCGCGGAGTAGCCCTGATCGTATAGATAGCTGGCTACTTTACCAATGGTGTTTAGTGCTGCATTTTCTACAACATCCTTGGCATATTGAGGAAACATCTCTTTGATAAACTTTATCTTAGTAGCATAGTCAAGAGGATTTTTCTTTTTGTCTTGACTTTGACTGACAAAAACTTTCATTTCCCCACCCTGGCTTTTCATGGTATCAAGCACCT